CATTTACACAGACAAACGATCCGCAGGTGGAGTATTCAAAGCCAATTTCAAACGATGATTTATTTTAACCCTTAAAAACAAATAACAATGAACAAACAATTATCAATCGTACAACAACTGCCACTTTCAGAACTTATGAACTTGGCCAAAGCATTCGCAGAAAGCGGAATGTTTGCCGACACGAAATCAGCTGCTCAGGCAATAGTTAAAATCCAAGCAGGGCAAGAAATCGGCATACCTCCATTTGCCTCAATGACTGGCATTCACATTATACAAGGAAAGCCGACCATCGGTGCTGGTCTTATTGCATCAAGACTTAAAGGTAGCGGTAAGTATGACTATCGTGTTATAGAAGCATCTGAAAAGGTTTGCAGCATTGACTTTTATCAAGGTAACACAAAAATTGGTAATAGCACATTCACAATTGAGGATGCAAGGAAAGCACTTACAAAAAACATTGATAAGTTTCCAAAAAATATGCTATTTGCAAGGGCTATCAGTAATGGTGTGAAATGGTATTGTCCAGACATCTTTAGCGGGCCAGTTTACGTTCCAGAGGAAATGCAAGTAGTAACAACTGAAGAAGCTACACACATCGAAGTTGACACAACAATTGATGAAATCATTAATGACATTCAAGTTTGTGTTAGTTTAAATGAATTACAAGCTATTTGGAAAGCAGTTCCTAAAGACATTAAACTTGACCTACGAGTGTTGGCTGCCAAAGATGATATGAAAGCTAAATTAACAACTATTTCATTAACACCTAAAACCGAAGCATAATGAAGTTAACAATCTATCAAATCGAACAAAGCTATAACCAATTAGCAGAGGAACTTATGGAGAATGGGGGCGAGTTAACCCCCTCTCTTGAGGAAGCGTTAGCAATAACCGAAGAACAGTTGCAAAATAAATCAGTTGCTTATTCGTTTGTAATCAAGCAAATGGATGCTGATGTTGATATTATTGATGCTGAAATAAAGAGGCTACAAGCATTAAAGAAACAACGAGAAAAGGCATCGGAATACCTAAAGGAGCGCATAAAACACGCAATGGACACATTTCAGATTGAAGAAATTAAAACACCTTTAGTAAAAATCAACTTTCGCAAATCGGAATCAGTTGAGGTGGATGATGTCAACCAACTACCATCACTTTATAAGGTTGTTAAGGTAACTGAACAAGCAGATAAGGCTGCTATTAAAGCAGCACTAAAAGATGGTGTTGATATTGCTGGATGCAGGATAGAAACACATCGGAACTTGCAGATTAAGTAATTATTACTTATATTTGCAAACGAAATAACCCGCCACATTGAAAGACATTTTTAACATAGCCCCTATCATCGTATTGCCCCTTGGCGGGTGGCGTACTTTGTTAGGGGTTTCTTTAATTTATATAAAATGATATCATTATTTAAGAGTGCAAAGAGTAATCAATCAGATGCCAGTATTGAGGTGGATGAGTATTTTGATGGAATTAAAAATGGTCGGTGGCAAGATGAGGTGCTTAACTTTCGTGCCGGGCGCACAGAAAAAGAATCAACTACTTGCGTTACTGCTTCAGGTAGTTTTAAGCAAAGAGCAGCCAATAAATTACTTGAGCATAGTGGTTTCATTTGTCTTGATATTGATGCAAAAGACCAGATTGCTGAAGTTGACATTGAGAGAATAAAACGCAACGAATACGTTTACTCCGTACATCGTTCACTTTCCGGTAATGGCTATGCAGTTTTTATTCGCATTGATGGAACAAGGCATTTAGATGCGTTTCTTTCCCTTGAAAATTACTTTATGGTACAGTTTTCAATTGTGCTGGATAAATCGTGCAAGGACACAAGCAGATTGCGTTTTGTTTCTTATGATCCTGATATTTACATAAACAAAAAAGCAAAATCATTTAAGACCTACCTTAAGAAAAAAGATAAACCAAAGCCAAAGCCAGTTGTTGTTAAAACTGATTTTGATGAGATGGTAGCAAAGGCAGCACCAATGAATTTGTTCGATAACTATGAAGACTATATTCGATTGGCATTTGCGCTTACTAAAGAATTTAGCGAAAGTGGTCGCAACTACTTTCATTCTTTATGCCAATCATCGCCAAAGTATTTGCACCGGCAAGCAGAAAGAGACTACAACGTAGCTTTGCAAAGAAGTGAAACTGGTGTTAGCATTGCATCTGTTTACTATATTTTTAAGCAAGCAGGTATTAGCACAACATCTGAAAGAACTGAAAAAATAAAGAGCATTGTTAAACTTTCCGATAATCCTCAAGAAGACCTAAAAAAGTTAAATATTACCGATGCAGATGAATTTCTTAAACCTAAACTGAAAAATGAAAACACAGAGATTGATGAAATCATTGAGTTAATCAAAATGAACAATGTAAAGTTTAACGAAATCACACGAAACTTTGAATTTAATGGTGAAGAAATGACCGACCGAATATTAGCTAATTTCTACACTAAAGTTTGGCAAAAGATTGATGATGGAATTTCAAAGGACAAAGTGTTTACGTTAATTCAAAATAAAGACAATAGCACATCATATAACCCCATTAGAAATTGGTTTGAACATAATTCACATCTAACAACCGATAACGAATTTGACAAGCTAAAAAAGTGCTTTGAGATTGAGCAGTTAATCTATGAGAATGATGGTGTTTATAATTTTGATGACTATTTAGATACATACCTTAAAAAATGGTTGTTAGGTCTTATTGGTTCAGCCTATGGCACTTATTCTCTAATGATTTTAGTAATTACTGGTGAACAAGGAATTAAAAAAACAGAATTTTATAGAAACCTATTGCCAAAAGATTTGCGTAAATTTTACGCTGAAAGCAACTTGGATGAGGGCAAAGATTCTGAAATTCTAATGACTAAAAAATGGCTAATAGTTGATGATGAGTTTGGCGGTAAGTCAAAAAAAGATGCCACAAAATTAAAACGTATGAGCAGCCAACAAACATTCTCTATCCGTATGCCCTATGGAAGAGTATCAGAAGACCTGCTCCGATTGGCAGTTCTTGGAGGCACATCGAATGATGCTGAAGTAATTAATGACCCAACGGGTAACCGAAGAATTATCCCAATAAACTTGATTAGCTTTGATTTTGATGCTTATATGAAGATTGATAAGGATAAACTATTTATCGAACTTTATAACGAATGGAAAGCCGATAAGGAGGCTTGGTTTTTAACCAAAAGAGAAATCGAATACTTGAACAAAGCAAACGAAAAGAACATTGAGGTAATGAGTGAGGTGGAATTGATTAATAGGCACATTCAAAATGACCCATTGAGCAAAATGACAAACACCGATGTGATTTTGGAATTGCAAAAATTACATCCTACTTTCAAAACGAATACCAAAAGAATGGGTCAAGCATTGAAAAAATGTGGCTATTTTCAGCAGGTTTTGAGGACTGGTTCAAAGACCATTCGTGCATATGAGATAAAAATCAAAGGAAGTGTAACAACATATAATGTTGATAATGAATCAGATACTCTTTAAATGTTACAGATTACACACATTTTATGTTTTTTCTATACTCCCTATAAAATAATGTGTGCGTGTGTGTGCGTGTGTGTGTATAGTGTAGTAAGTATAATAATGATAATAATCTGTAATCTGTAACATAGTAACTAATAACCAATAAAATCAAGTGTTTCACATTTGCAACACATAAAAAAATCTGTAACAATGTTGAGAGAATATCAAAATAAAGCAATAATGACCATTGAAAGTAGCGCAAACAAAAACATTGCGTTACAAATGCCAACTGGCTCTGGCAAAACTTTTACCTTTTGCGAATATGCAAAGCGTTACTATGCCGAAAACATCAATAGAGTGCTAATATTAGTGCATCGTAACGAACTATTGCAACAAGCAAAAAATAGTTTGGGTGAAAAGTGCTTTTTGATTGAAGCAGGTGTAAAAGCCATACCATCTGACTACAACTACTATGTCGGAATGGTAGAAACAGTTGCAAGGCGCATTAACAAGTTGCCTAAATTTGGGCTTACTATAATTGATGAGTGTCACATCGGTAATTTCAAGAAAATGCCATTCTTTGAAGACCAAGAATGCAAAGTGCTTGGAGTTACTGCAACACCTATTAACGAATACCCATTAGCCGATTATTATGCTGAACTTATTCAGCCAGTATCAATAAGTAAATTGATTGAAGATGGTCACTTGGTAAATTGTGATGCATTTGGTTTTGCATCTGATTTGGTAGGAGCGCAAAAATTCAAAATTAAAGGCGGTGAATTTGATGAGAGGCAAATGGAGGAATTTTACTCCAGCGAAAAGATGGTCAACAATGTCATTGAAAGTTACTGGAAACTATCAGCAGGTAAAAAAACAATGGTGTTTAACGTAAACTTAAACCATAATGCAGCAGTCTATAATGCATTTAAAAATGAGGGCTTGAATGTTTATTCAATTACTGGAGATACGGAAAAAAAAGAACGTAGTGAAATATTGCAAAAATTCAAGGCTGAAAATGATGCCATAATTTGTAATGTAGGTGTGTTGACTGCTGGATTTGATGAGCCAACCATTGAAACGATAATACTTAACCGAGCAACAAAGTCATTATCACTATACCTGCAAATGATAGGTAGAGGGAGCAGACCCAGCGAAAATAAGAGCAAATTTACTGTGATTGATTTGGGAAAAAACACAGTAAGGCACGGATATTATGATGACTACTTTGATTGGGAAACATATTTCAGAAATGGCACGAAAAAAGAAAAAACAAGTGTTGGAATGTCACCAGTTAAGGAGTGTCCAAGTTGTAACCATCTTCAGCATACAAGAAAAGTAGTGTGCGAAAATTGTGGACACGATTTTGAAGAGGAAAGAGCAAACCAAGTAGCAGAAGAAAAAGTGAAAGAATTGGTAAAGCTAACGAAAGAAAGACCTATAAACATTCCGACACAAAGATTGTTTGATTTGGCAGATGAGAGGCAATGGAAGCCTTATGCAGTTTTGCACAAAATAGCTGAACACATCATTGCGTATGAGCAGAAGTATAGCAACATAGTAACACCATCTTATTCTCTTCAATTAGCAGGGACAGAATTAAGCAAGTGGTGTGATAAGTATAAGGTGAATAATAATAAATGGCATCAAGAACTAATAACTAAACTTTTAAATGATAAAAGAATCGGAGGATAAAATACAGAGTGATTGCTATGTTTGGTTTCACAACACCTATCCAAAATTGCGTGGTCTATTGTGTTATAACCTCAACAATTCAAAGAACCGAATTGATGGTGCAAGAAACAAAGCAAAGGGTCTTATTGCTGGTCGAAGTGATATGGTGCTATACTACAATAGCAATGCGTTTATGATTGAGTTTAAAACATCGGATGGGGCGCAATCAGTTGGGCAACGTGAGTGGGCAGCATTGGTTAGGAGCAATGGTTTTCAATATCACATCATTCGTTCACTACCAGAGTTTCAATCACTAATTGTTATGTTATTAAAATAATACTTATCTTTGTGCTATGAAAGCCGATGACAAAACGACCAAAAAACGACCTCAAAAACTGTTTAAAGGCGATGAGGGTGTTAAGTTTAGCAAAGAGAATCAACCAAGCCCCGAAGCTAAGAGCAAAGGTTGGGAGGCAAAGCGCGCTGAAAGGTTATTGACTCAAAAGATTATTGAAAAGTTAACTGGCTCAAACAACTTGGAGGAGTATGTAGATAGTTTATTTAACAACGCAAAGATGGGCAATGCTAAGGCCATTGACACATTAAACAATGGCATTGAGGAGCAAATCACCAAAACCGAAACAACTATCACCGACAACCGCCCACCATCAACGGTTACGATGCCTGATGGAACTAAGATTGAAATTTAATGAATGTCGATTTACAAGCCAACCCAAAGCAATATGACTTTTACATACAAGCAATGGCAGCGGCACAAGGCGCGACAGAGAAGCGCAACTTGCTTTACGGTGGCGCAATTCGTGGTGGCAAGTCTTTCATCTGCGCCACGATCTGTTTGCGTTTGGCCTCAATGTATCCAAATAGCAAGTGGCATGTAATCCGTTCTGATTTTCCTAAGTTAGTAAAGACAATTATACCTACATTCGAAAAGATTATCGATGGCTCACCTCACTTTAGGTGGTCACGCGATAAGTCAAACTACTTTTTAGAAAACACTAAGACCAAATCAAAGATATTCTTTATGGCTGAGAACATAAGCCATGACCCCGAGTTGAATGCATTTCTTGGACTTGAAACAAACGGAATATATTTTGAGCAGATTGAGGAGTTAAGTAAGAAGTTATGGAATATCGGCAGCTCACGCGTTGGTAGTTGGTATATTGATAAGATGCCAACACCTTTGATATTAGCAACGTTCAACCCAACGCAAACGTGGATTAAAGATGAGATACATATTCCGTATCTTAAAGGCGAATTAGGCCCAGAGTTTTACTATCAGTTAGCCTTACCCGATGACAATGCATTCGTAACAGAGGAGCAACGCAAGGTGTGGTCACGTATGGATGAGCGTTATAAGCGGCAGTTTATCGGTGGCGATTGGACAAACTTCGACATGGATGGCAATCGTTGGGCATATGCTTATGATTCGACTAAACACCTTAAACCCGTTGAACTTAACAAACAACTGCCCATTATACTTAGTTTCGATTTTAACCGTAATCCAATATGTTGCTCGGTGCTTCAAGTTATGCCGCCATCAACTATACGCGTTAAGGAAACCATTAAGTTAGCCAATAGCGACATCTACCAACTATGCGATGTTATTAAAAGCAAGTATGGCAATGCACTTTACCAAGTAACTGGCGATGCTTCAGGCAAATCATCAAGTGCATTGGTGCAAGATAACCTCAACTATTACGTTGTCATTCGCCAAAAGTTTAACCTCAGCAACAATCAAATGTTAGTGCCAAGTGTTAACCCATCGTTAGAAGACAACCGAATGTTAGTTAACTCATTGTTGGCGCGTGGCAATGTAGAACTTGACCCGCAGTTTACTAAGGGCTTGCAATTCGATTTGGAAAACGTTGCGGTGTTGCCCGATGGGACAATAAAGAAAACAGACCGAAACGATCCGACTCAACAAGCCGATGCTTTAGATACATTTCGATATGCATGTAACACTTATTTAAAAAATTTCATATATTTGCACAATGTTTAGCGTAATCATTCCAACTATGTGGAGAAGTCCACGCATTATCAAGCTTGTTGAAGACCTTTGCGCTTGCGAATTTGTCGGTGAGATAATCATTATTGACAACGATACAACCGAATATAGACCTTTGCCGCTTAACGCTAAGTATGACATACACTTAATGGCTGAAAACATTTACGTAAACCCCGCGTGGAATTACGGAGTAGAGCGTGCTAAGTATGATAACATCTTAATATGCAACGATGACATAAACTTTAATCCTGCATTCTTATCGATATTTGATGACAGTTTGCAGCACGTTGGCATTATCGGTATGGCCTTTGAAAACTACCAACTAAAAAAGGATGCTAACATACATTTGAAATCAATGAAGCAACGCCCATACGGATGGGGGTGTATGATGTTGATGCATAAATCTAAATATGTTGCTATACCCGAAGACCTATTGATTGCGAATGGTGATGACTGGTTGGCACAAAATTCAACACCTTACGAATTGCATGGCTTATCAATTCAATCCGAGATTAGCACAACTTCACAACTGCCTGAATTCGGAATGATTCAGTTGAATGATAACGAAATTTATAAAACGAAATATGCTAAGAAATAAAATATTTATAGCATTAATAATTGTTAATATTTTGAATATATTAATGTTTAGTTTCGGAATTTACTTACTAATAAAACAACAACTATAATGGCACACAGAGAACAAAGAGAATGGTGTGAGCTTGTAAAATACGCGCACGATGAATTCTTTGTCGGCACAAACGTGTTGGACATCGGCTCACTTGACATTAATGGCAACAACCGTTACTTGTTTGAGCAATGCAACTACACTGGCATCGATATCGGACATGGCCCTAATGTTGACCTTGTAATTAAAGGGCACTTGCATAGGACAGATATCGATAACGATTACGATGTTGTGATTTCAACTGAGTGCTTTGAGCATGATGAATATTGGGAACAAACATTAAAGAATGTCATCAATAACCTACTAAAGAATGGCGGTTTGTTTTTATTTAGTTGTGCGGCGCCAGGTAGACCCGAGCATGGAACAAAGCGCACATCGCCAAAGGATAGCCCATTTACTAACGACTACTATCGCAACTTAAGTGAGGCAGATATTAGAAGTGTGTTAGATTGCGATGCGATATTTTCAAATTATAAATTCAAAACACGTACAGACTTCCCACAAGATTTGTATTTTTACGGAATAAAAAAATGATTGACTTACTAAACATAGCCATTGCGCTCATCATATGGTGGACACGTATGGCACAATATAAAAAATAAAACATGAGCATACTTAACTGCCTAACAAGCTACACCCAAGACATTAGCGGATGCGCTGAGGTATTAGAATTCAGTTCGCCCACATTCACAAACGATACTAACTATGTTATTAAGTTTACCTATTCAAATGGATGGGTGATTAAAAAAGATGTAACAAGCGGCCTATACGATGCAGTAATTGAAATGAACAATAACGGATTCTGGAACATCGGCACTGGCATCGTTAAGGTTGAAATTCTAAATGGCTGCAATGTCACAACCTTTGACATTTGTGGGACAGTTTACTCATCGATTACACTTAACTTCATAAACATAACTGAAGATGATACAACTGCCATTATCCCTTGTCCTTGTCCTGAATAGCCTCGGTTGTTTAGGTGTTCACTGCCTAACGCGTGATGGTATGTTATTCGAGAAAGTAGCAAACTATATCCGCCTTTATGTTGGCGAATTTTGGAGCAAACCGCTATTCGATTGCCCGCCTTGTATGGCATCGGTTTGGGGTTTGATAGGTTGGTTATATTTTGTAACCGACTTGCACTTGTTACCTTACTTACTTATCCTTTGTGGCCTTAACGCTTTAACATCTAAAATGTATTATCATGGAGATTGAAGATGCGCATAAGTTTCTTTTAAGTTTAGGTTACACTTACACTGGTCAAACGTGCGGATGTGGAGGCAGCGCAAAGAAGCGCACGTATAATAAAACATATAGTAAAATTATAATTAACTTAAGAACTAAACACTATACACACAACAATGAACTTCCGAAACCTATTCAAGAACTCGCCACCAACTTATAAATCTGAATTCCCGCTTGAATTTGCGTTCAAGTGCGGAGGGGTTGACTACTTTGAGTTTGTCGATAAAAATAACCTACCTTATGAGCGTGGCCTCGAAGCGTTGACATTTTACCAAGAAATGCAGAATGGAGTCACAAACGATTACATTAAGAATTACAATGCGGCAATGAGTAAGTTGTTAAGTGATCCAAAGAAAATCAACCTCAACGAAATCATTAAACTGCAAATGCGATTTGAGGAGCGTTGTAACTTCATTATAAGCAAGGATATTATCTACAAGGTTGCTTCGGTTGCATTTGTTGATAAAAGTGAGCCATTGACACGTTATGACTTTAAGGCCAACGAAAAGAAGATAAAGAACTGGAAAGAAAACGCGGGCGATAGTTTTTTTTTGTCAATGCCAATAAAGAAATTAGTTCCGTTTTTAGCGAAGTCAGGCGACACTTCCCTGACGTATTTGGCAATAGTGGAAAAGGTAGAGCAGATTCAACAGGATATTCTTTCGTTACAGACATTAGGGATGGAATTGCAAGCCGAGAAAGATTAAAGATTACCGTATTAAAATATTTACCCGCGAATTATCAAATTAATTTACTAAATTTGTGGGATTTCTTTTTCTTTGCTAATGAGGCAAAGAAGCCACAACCTAAACAGCCTAAAAAGTAATGGCAGTTGGAAAACGTAATAATTAAATTCGTTGCAGACACATCAGGACTTGAGCCTGCGATTAAGCAATTAGAGTTACTTGGTAAGATAAGCAAAGATGATGCGGCCGCCTTTGCGCAAGTAAACAATGAGCAAAAGGAATTCATTCAAAACTTAAATAAATCCACAACTGAAATGGGCAAGTTGTCCAACGAGGTTGATGGGCTTATGGCCGAGATTCAAGCGGGTGTTATGGAGGGATTTGCTGACCATTTAGCTGAGGTAACAAAAGAAACTAAGCAAGCGGGTGGTGGCTTCAAGTCAATGAAGCAAGAGTTGAAAGAATTAAAGGCACAGATTTCAAGTGGGTCATTAGGCGAAAAGGAATTAAGAGAAGCCACAAAACGCGCCGCAGAGTTAACCGATACGATTGGCGATGTCAACGATAAGGTTAAGGCATTAGCAAGCGACACAAAGCGAATTGATGCGGTTGTAACTGCGTTTAGAGGAATAGCGGCAGCGGCTTCGGTTGCTGCGGGTGCTGCATCATTGTTTGGAAGTGAAAATGAAAAGTTAACGAAAACATTAGCGCAAGCCCAAGGTGCGATGGCATTGTTGCAAGGTGTTCAAGAGTTAGCGAACATAGCCACAACTGAGGGTGCATTGAGAACGTATGTGTTGGATGGCGCACAAAAGGCGGTGACTGTTAGTGCAAGAGTAATGGGTACAAGCATAGCGACTGCATCTGCGGTTGCAACTGCTGGATTAACTTTATTGATTGCGGGTATAGCTTATTTGGTTACCGAAATGATATTTGCAGAAGATGAAACCGCAAAGTTAGAAAAAAAACTTGCTACACTTGGGGCTAACAATGAGTTGATTGAAAAGAATAATAAATTACGCGCTGAATTAATTAAAGATGCACGTGATCGTGAATTGGCATTGTTAAGGCAATCATACGAAAAGGAAAAATCCGATTTGATGAAAAGCAAAGCCGATGGAGCAGTTATTGAAGAAAACACTATTTTATTGTTTAAGAAATTTAAACAAGATGAGGCTGATATAAATGATAAGTACAATAAGCAAAAAGCCGATGCAGATAAAGCAGCCCGCGAAAAGGCAGCACAAGATAAAGAGATTGCTAACAATAAAGCATTACAAGCGCAACTAACACAGATACGTGATGAGATAGCCAACAACGAATTATTGATTCGTGATACAAATGATGTATCTGCTAAAATAAATTACTATAAAGAAATTACACGTTTAAGAAAAGCACAAATACAGATTGATAAAAACTTAACTGTAAATGAAAAAATATTTAACCAACAGTTATTAGATGAACAACAACGTGCTTACGAAGAGTCATTTAATAAGCGCACAGAATCAGACATAGAAGCATTTAATGAAGCCAATGAGTTAAAAATGGATGTTAGTTTAGATTGGTGGCAAAAATACTTTGATGTTGAAGATGCTTTTTTAGATGAGCAAGAAAGAAAAAATAAAGCAAGAAGAGAAGAAGCAATTAAAGCCTATACCGAATTAGCACTTTCCTCAGCGCAAACTCTTTCAAACACTATCTTCACAATCAACCAACAAAATAGAGATGCCGAAACCGCATCGATATTAGAAACACTTAGCATGCGTAAAGATGCCGAGTTGGCTAATAAAAACTTAACCGATGCCCAACGATTACAGATTGAGGAACGCTATCAACAACAAGAAGCCGAAATCAAAACACGCGCGTGGGAGGGACAGAAACAAGCGGCAACAATGCAAGCAATAATCAATGGAGCTTTAGCAATAGGTAACATACTTGCAACAGTTCCAGGTGGGCCATTAAATCCTGCAACCATAGCATCGTTAGCAGCCGCAGCCATAGCAACGGGCGCACAAATAGCGGTAATTCAAAACGCACAACCGCCAAAGTTTGCCGATGGTGGTATGGTAGGAGGTCAACTGCATTCAAGTGGAGGCACATTGATAGAGGCTGAGCGCGGTGAATACGTAATCAATAGACAATCAACTTCAGATTATTTGCCATCGTTAAAGGTGCTTAATAGTGGCGAGGTTGAGCCAACATTCGCAAACAATATCTTAACTGCATTAGCCAACGGAACATTCGACCTTGCGGCACAATTTCAAACCAAACAAAGTGCGAGTAGTGATGGCATTAACTACGATAAGTTAGACCGAATTATGGCAAAGCACAAATCGAATTTGAATGTTAATATTGATGAGCAAGGTTTAACAACTTTTTTATTGAAAGAAAATAGCCGCGTTGAATTTAGAAACAAAAAAATGAGATACAGAGCATGAATTGGAAGTTCACATTAATAGACAGTTCAAGTGTTTTAACCGTTGTTGAATCGCCAGTTGGGTGGAATGGTATTGGTGGCAACTTAACGCGTAACATCATACATCATGGCATCAATATAAACATCTCAACTGATTCATTTGAATGGGTTGGTGAAGCTTACGATTTGCTTTATACCGAGTATCAAACAAATGGCGCAAATGGTCAATACCAGGTGCAAATCGATTACGAATGTGCCGAGGGCGATGGCTATACTAACTACTTTATTGGTGCATTTGATTTCAATACATTTGAAAGGCAATGTTCGGATTATTGCTTTATTAAGTTAAGCGTTACAGCATCTAAGTGCACCGATGTGTTTATGAGTAGAATGGGTCAAGATGTTGACATTGAGGCAACAACTAACTTTGATGGGCTAGCGATTACACCACCATTGTTGAGGGTATTAAACATTGAGGGGCTAGATATATTGTTGCAGAATATAGCGTT